TACAGCTCAAGGATGCAGGGCACGCCATAACAGGGATTGATCGTAGACCCCTGCCAACGCATCTTACAGGTGTTATGGATTTTGTGCAAGCAGACTTTGACTGTAATGAATCCTTCAGGAAACTGCTTGATGTCAGGCCAGATGCTGTTGTACACTGTGCTGGTTCCAGCCTGGTTGGCCCCAGCATGAAAACTCCCAGCGACTACTATCACAACAACATGGCCAGAACCATGCACCTGTTGGACTTTGTGTTGGCAGCCATGCCACAGACTAGAATTATTTTTAGTTCAAGCGCCGCGGTGTACGGTGAGCCAGTTATGGCTAATTGTCACGAAGTTGATCCCAAAGAACCTATCAGTCCTTATGGCGAAAGCAAGCTGATGATTGACTGGATGCTGGAAGCATACCGACGTGCGTATGGTCTTGATTATGTCAGCTTTCGTTATTTCAATGCGTGTGGAGCTGATGCTCAAAAGCGACATGGTCAAGAACCTGGTGCTACTCACATTATTGCGCGAGTTTTAGAATGTTTGCGTGATGACGCTGAGTTCACACTGAATGGCACCAACTATCCCACGCCGGATGGCACCTGCATTCGCGACTATGTACATGTGGAAGACATTGCTCGAGCTCATGCTCTTGCTCTAGATCGTGCTGTGCCAGCTGGAGTATATAATCTAGGTTCTGGTACAGGCATCAGCAACCGAGAAATCATTGCTGCGGCAGAACGCATCACTGGCAAAGAACTAAAAATTATATCCGGTAAACAACGTGACGGTGATCCTCCGTTGTTAACCGCCAGTGCAGGCAAGTTTAATTCAGTAGCAGATCAGTGGCAACAACATGATCTTGACGCCATGATCGGTCATGCCTGGGCTTGGTATGTTCGATAAGATTCTAAAGTTTGAACATGCGCTGGCAGAGTTCACTGGCGCACCTTATGTGATCATGACTGATTGCTGCACACATGCCATTGAACTTTGTCTACGCCATGATCGAGTACGAAGCTGTAGCTTTACTGCATTTACCTATCTGAGTGTGGCCATGACCATGCACAAGCTGGGCATCAAATACAGCTTGGAAAATGAAGACTGGACTGGTGAGTATCACATTCATGACACTCGAATCTGGGACAGCGCTCGACGACTGGAAAAGAACATGTATCGACCTGGCGCTATGCAGTGTCTGAGTTTTGGCCACGGCAAACCTCTGCACATTGGCCGAGGTGGTGCTATCTTGCTGGATGACCCAGCCGCATACAAGACCATGATCCGTCAACGATATGATGGTCGCGACCTCGATATCACACCCTGGCAAGCACAACACACATTTCAAGTTGGTTATCACTACAAGCCCACACCCGAAGAAGCTGTTCAAGGCCTGGCCATGTTAGAAGGTATCAAAGAACAGGGCTGTGTGCCTGTGCCTGTCGCTTACCCAGATTTAAGAAACATTACCATAGTAGATTGACTTTGCGGTCTAAATACTATACAATTAACAAAACGCAATCCACTGCGTCAACATCGGAGAACATAATTGACAAAAGAATTTGTACCAGAAAAAATATTACGCAACACAGCTGAATTTGCGCCAGATCAACTACTACATCCTGTAGCCGAATCAAAAACACATAACAATATCATTGCAGGTGCAGAGCAACAAGGCGATGACGATAAAGATTATAAAGAAGCATACCTAGGTGATCATCTTCGCTTCAAGATGAAACGTGAAGGCAAACGTTTCTGGGCAGGCGATAACATCAGCGAATATGTCACAGAAGAAAATAAAGAACGCTTGATCGACGAAGCAGCCGAAGCATTTGAAACAGTGCTGGATCGACTGCTTATTGATCGAGAAACAGATCCCAACTCAAAAGGCACAGCAAGGCGCCTGGCCAAAATGTATTTTAAGGAGATCATGGAAGGTAGATATGAACCAGCACCAGACGCAACAGCGTTCCCAAATGATAGTGAAGACCGTTATGAAGGTATGCTTGTTGTTCGAAGCGAGCTTCGTTCTATGTGTAGCCATCATCATCAACCCGTTAGCGGCGTTGCTTACATTGGTATTATTGCTGCTAATAAACTTATTGGTCTGTCTAAGTATACTCGCATTGCTCAGTGGTGTGCTCGCCGGGGCACACTTCAAGAAGAACTGTGTAATGACATTGCCCGAGAAATCTCCAAAGCTACCGACAGTGAAAACGTAGCAGTGTATATTCAGGCCACACATGGCTGCTGTGAGAATCGCGGCATCATGGCACATTCAAGTCTAACACAGACCACAGTGCTCAAAGGTGCATTCAAGATGGACCAAGGTGTCAAGAAAGAATTCTTTGACAATATCAAACTACAACAGGACTTTGCACCACGATGACTGATTTAGAACAAGCAATGCAGGACAAAATTGCTCCCTGGAACTTGGAAGTCTCTGAGTTAACAGATTTTCATGTGGCTGTGTTTCAGGATCGATATCCGGTGACTCATGGTCACTTGTTGTTTGTACCCAAATACAATACTGCGGGAGTGATCCAGGATTGTTTTGAATCTGCCATGGCCGAAGGCAACCGAATGGTCGCAGCCGGCGAATGCGATGCATTCAACGTGGGTATGAACTCGGGTGCTGCTGCTGGACAAACAGTGATGTATCCGCATATACATCTGATTCCCAGGCGTACAGGCGACTGCACAGATCCTGTGGGCGGTGTGCGTGGTGTTATTGCAGGCCAGGCCAACTACAAACAACCCGGCTATCAACAGCCGTCATAAGTAATGATCAAGCGGTCTTGGTGTCATTCCCGCTTTACAAACTCTGCCACCTATGCTATAATCACATAGGAGAAAAAACATGGCAAACTCATCAGTCGACTTAATCCGTCATTTAGAAGAAAACTTACAAAACACTAGACCAGTGAACTATAGGTACACCAGCACCAAAGAGTATCACGACTCTTTTCCCTGCGCTTATAGACAATGGCGGGCTGATAGTCACTGTAATCTAATACACGGCTACAGCTTCAACATGAAGTTTTACTTTGGTACCAATGATCTGGATGCTCGCAACTGGGCTGCTGACTATGGCGGGCTTAAAGAACTCAAGGCTGTACTAGAAAGTCAATTTGATCACACTCTGCTGGTGGCCGAAGACGATCCTGAACTGGCATTTTACAAAGAAATGGAACAGCGCAAGTTGGCCAAACTGACAATTCTGCCTAAGCTGGGTTGTGAAGGTCTGGCAGATCAGCTGTACAAGTATGTGAATGGTGTTTACATTCCTGACATGTGGGGCCAAGCCGAGTCCAATCGCTTGTGGTGCTATCGTGTGGAAGTTCGCGAAACACAAGCCAACATGGCGTTCCGCGAAGGACATCGTGAGTGGAATGAAGATTTATTTGCGTGAGAAAACTAGCAACAGGTGCTGAAGTTCCTGATCTGGACAAGGCTGTGACACTCACAATCAAAACCAAGTGTCCTGCCAAGTGGATGCTGGTTGACATGGAAACTAGCGAAATGTATTCTCCATACGATACTCCTGGAAAACTGCAATGGAAAAAAATTGATCAAGATCAACATCCAGTGCTGAAACTTTTAAAGATTTATCCAAATGAAAAAATATAACATAGCAATTTTGCTGCCTACTCGTGGCAGAACACATGCGTTGGATCGCAGTGTACGTACCTTGATCGACAACGCACATGACATAAAGAATGTACAGATCATGTTTGGATTTGATCGCGACGACACAGTGGGACTTGATTATTTTCGCACCAGTCTCCAACCCAAACTGGATCAACAGGGTGTGGATTATGTGGCTGTGCAGTTTAATCCCCTGGGCTATATCAACATCAACCGATATGGCAATATCTTGGCCGAACATGCTGACGCAGACTGGTACATGTTCTGGAACGACGATGCTATTATGGAGACAGCTGAGTGGGACAGAATGATCGGCGAACGCACTGGTGAGTTTCGACTGTTGGCGGTGCACACTCACAATGATCACCCTTACAGCATTTTTCCCATTGTGCCTGCAGAGTGGATGGACATTCTTGGCCACTTGAGTCCGCATCAAATGATTGACGCTTGGTTGAGTCAACAGGCCTACATGTTGGACATCATGGACCGACTAGAAATCTATGTCACCCACGATCGTCATGATCTCACTGGCAACAATGCTGACGCCACGTTCAAAGGACGTATAGCACTGGAAGGCCGTCCTCATGATCCTGTAGACTTCCATCATATCTCCAACACTAAACGTCGCATGGCAGAATGTGAAAAACTTGCAGTTTACATGCGATCTCTAGGCACGGATACTGCCTGGTGGGATAGCGTCAAAGCTGGTACACAAGATCCCTGGGTCAAACTCAAAGATTTTGATACCAATCATCAGATGGTACAGTTCAACATGAAAGTTGATCCTGCCAGTGGCCAAGTAAATTATACTCCTGACCAATGACCCAGAAAATCCACAGTCGATCCCAACCAGACACTTTGTTAGCGTGTGTGATGTCAGCAGCTGACGCTGCAGGTCGCACGGACGCAGCAGATGCAGAAGAAATTTTACAAGCCAGTATTTTGCGATTGCCCACTGGCAAAACTATTGCTCCGCACTGTCATCTGCCACAGGTGCGAACTACTACAGGCACCTGTGAAGCCTGGGTTGTGGTGTCGGGTCGTGTGGTAGCACAGGTGTTTGATCTTGACCAGTCACTGGTCGCAACTGTGGGATTGACTGCAGGCGACTGTATGATCTTGTATCGCGGTGGGCACAACTTCACAGTGGTATCTGTAGATGCTGTGATATACGAAATCAAAAACGGTCCCTACAACGGACCCAAAGCTGACTCGGAAAAAATTCAATGAAAACACTGGTATTTGGATCCACAGGAGGTATTGGTTCCTGTGTGAGTGATCAATTGACTCAACAAGGACATCAAGTTGTAACTGTCACTCGTGCTGAGTTAGAATGCAGCAATGACTTTTTAGAACAACAGATCTCTGATATCATTGCCCGAACGGAACCAGACTGGATATTCAACTGTATTGGTACGTTGGGCACCAATCAAAGCAGGTACCGAGAAGTATTTGATGCCAACTTTGGTAGTGCCTGGGCCATTGTGCGACACTATATCGACCACCCTGATCAAGCAGTCAAAATTGTACTGACCGGAAGTGCTGTACACAATCAACCTCGTCGCAATCTGGTGCTGTATGCTGCCAGCAAATCGGCACTGCACAACATGTGGCAAAGCACTGAAGACATATTTGCCGGAACCAATGTACACATTGCCTTGATACATCCTCCCAGAGTCAACACACCAATGTTGAATGGTAGACCAGGTGCCAGTTTGGAGCCAGAATACATGGCTCAGGTCATGATAGATTTGACACGCACAATGAAAAGTCGTACACTACTAGAACTAGGAACTTAACAATGAAAACAGCATTTATTACAGGCATTGCAGGACAAGACGGCAGTTATTTGGCCGAACACCTGCTGGAACAGGGCTATAGAGTCACTGGCATCATTCGACGCAATTCAACTGTGGAGCATCAAAAGGATCGCATTGGCAATCTACCAGTGGAAGTGGAATACGGTGACCTAACTGATCAAAGCAGTCTGGAACGTGCACTGCGACTGTATCAACCCAATGAAATCTACAACCTGGGTGCACAAAGTCATGTGCGTATCAGTAGCGACATTCCACAGTTTACCACACAGGTCAATGCCTTGGGTGTGATCAACATGTTGGAGGCCTATCGCACTGTGGTTCCCGAAGCTAGATTTTATCAAGCTAGCAGCAGCGAGATGTTTGGATCCAGTGTGGATGCTGACAATTATCAGCGTGAGACCACTCCCATGCGACCGGTGAGCCCATATGGTTGTACCAAGGTGTTTGCCTACAACATGGTACATCACTATCGCAAGGCCTACCGGTTGCATGCGTCAAACGGTATATTGTTCAACCATGAGAGCCCGCGCCGTGGCTCAAATTTTGTGACCAACAAAGTGGTCAAAGGTGCTGTGGAGATTGCTCTGGGCTTGAGTAACCAGTTGGAGATGGGCAATATGGACAGTTATCGTGACTGGGGTCACAGCTATGATTATGTGCGAGCCATGCACCTGATTACACAACAAGACCAACCTGACGACTTTGTGGTGTCCACTGGCATTACTAGATCTGTGCGAGACATGTGTGAATATGTATTTGGACAACTGGGATTGAATTATCAAGACCATGTGATTCAGAATCCTAAATACCTTCGCCCAGAAGAACTGCCTTACTTGCGTGGAGACAACACCAAGATTGTCAAGCAACTGGGATGGCAACTCACATACACATTTGAAGCACTCATGGACGAAATGATTGAGCACTGGCAACACATTTACAGCCGACAACGCAACGATTAACATGAAAAAACTATTTACATTCGGATGTAGTTTTACCAACTATCGCTGGAGTACGTGGGCTAATTGTTTGGCCCCAGAATTTGATTATTTTGAAAATTGGGGGCAAGCCGGCGGCGGCAATCATTATATTTTTAATTCAGTAATGGAAGCGGATCAACGGTATTCATTTGGACCTGACGATACTGTAGTAGTTTGTTGGACCAGCATTGATCGAGAAGACCGGTACATACAAGACAGATGGCACACACCGGGTAATGCATATTTTGCCAAGACAGTGTATCATCCAGACTATCTTCGATCTCACATTGATGAGCGAGGATTTTTAATTCGCGATCTGGCATACATCAAAGCTGTAAAAACTTTGTTAGAAAACCGGCCGGGCATAAACTGGAAATTTTTAAGCATGGTAGAACTAATGGCTCGACCTGTTGCCGACGACAATGTCAGTGTTTATAGAGATGTTATGAGACTGTATTCAGATGTGCTAGATACTATTTTGCCTGGATACGACAAAACTGTTTTTTTAAACAACTGGCCTAAACCAGGAGATGATCCACATCCCAGTCCCGAAGAACATTTGGCTTATCTAGATGTAGTGTTGCCAGGTTGGGTGACAAAAGAATCAACTCGTGTTAAAATGCATGAGGAAAGTATTAATTTAACAAAAACCCCTGCACGTTCAGGAATAGCAAAGGTAAAAAGATTATGAAACTCAAAGTAAGTGAACTATTTTATTCAGCACAAGGCGAAGGTCGCTATGTAGGCGTTCCTTCAGTATTTCTACGCACGTTTGGTTGCAACTTTACCTGTTCAGGATTTGGCTGCAAGCCTGGAGAAAAATCCACAGAAGCAGACAAAGTGGCCAAGAAAGTTGAACTGTACAAGACTTTTGAAGAACTACCCTTGGTCACAACTGGCTGCGACAGCTATGCGTCATGGCACCCAGACTTCAAACATCTCAGTCCCACATACACTGCACAAGAACTGGCAGACCGCATGACTGAACTGTTGCCCAATGGTGTGTGGCAACAGCCCAACGGCAATCCCGTGCACTTGGTAATCACTGGCGGCGAGCCCTTGCTGGGCTGGCAACGTGCTTATCCAGAACTGTTGGATATTCTAGCCGAACGTGGTCTGCGGCATATCACATTTGAAACCAATGGTACCCAAGAACTCACTCGAGATTTCAAACAGTATCTGGCCAACTGGTTTGGTGAGATCACTTTCAGCGTCAGCCCCAAGCTGAGTGTGAGTGGCGAAGCTTGGGCAGATGCTATACGGCCTGATGTGGTCTGGGATTATGAATCCTACGGTGTGACCTATCTCAAGTTTGTGGTAGAAAAGCCTGCGGACTTTGACGAACTGGATCGTGCTGTGGCCGAATATCGCAGTCGTGAATTTGCAGGCCCTGTGTTTGTGATGCCTGTTGGCGGCGTGGTGTCAGTGTATAACGGCAACAGAATTAACGTGGCCGACGAAGCACTTAAACGTGGCTACTGGTACAGTCCACGATTGCATGTGGATATCTGGGGCAATGGCTGGGGAAAATAAATGTTCAACAAAATCAAAAAGTGGCTTGGCAATGACCGGCCTGCAGCAGGTGGCCTAGTGCCCCCAAAGCCTGAACCCAGGGCACCAAAAGCCAAGCCTCCGGTCAAGAGTGAGAAAGAGCTTGCAACTGAAAAAGGCGAGCCTTATGTTGCTATCTTGCGCATGGACGTTGACCCCGAAAACTTGCACCAAGGTGCGTTTGAACTAGACTGGAACGAAATCTTTATTGCTCGACTGGTCAAAGCTGGCTACATGATCAAAAAAGACGACACTGACACAGAAATTATGGATCGCTGGTTTCAGAACGTGTGCCGCCATGTGGTGATGGAAACTTGGGAACAAGAGCAGGCCATAAACAAATCAGGCATCTGGGTACGCAGCACTGACATTGGCAACGGTCGCAGCGAGGTATCATAAACATGTACAACGTCGAAGAGCGCATGCAAGAATTGGCACTACCCATAGAAAAACAAATCCTAATGTGCGACAATCGCGAAGAACTGCTGATGATGGCTTGTGTTATGATGCAACGTACTCGAGAAATTTTTGATCAAGAAATTGGTGAGGCAGGCAGAAAATTAATGTTTAAAGATTTAGTATGATATTTAATCACATCAAACAACTCAAACAAGACGGAAAGAAAATTGGCATCACTTTCTCAACCTTTGACATGCTGCATGCTGGCCACATTGCCATGCTGTCAGAAGCCAAGAACCACTGCGATTATTTGATATGCGGCCTGCAAACTGATCCCACAATTGACAGACCTGATACCAAAAACAAACCTATACAAAGCATTGTGGAACGACAGATACAATTGGCTGCTTGCCGTTATGTGGACGAAGTTGTGGTGTATCAAACTGAACAAGATCTCATTGACCTGTTGTTGATTCTGCCACTTGATGTGCGTGTGCTGGGTGTAGAATACAAGCATCAGGATTTTAGTGGTCGGTCCGAAGGTGCCCTGCGAGGAATTGAACTGGTATTCAACGGACGAGACCATAGTTTCTCCAGCAGTAGTCTACGCAAGCGTGTGGTTGCTGCCGAAAGTCACAAGGCACTGTCACACAAATGATCTTGTACGTTAATGGTTGTAGCCATAGTGCAGCCGCTGAGGCGTTGGTCAAATACGCCTGGTCATGTGATGACGGTGATCTATGGGGAACTGGAGCTGAGCCGCATCCTGCTAACCTGGCAGTTAGTTACGGCAAAAGAATAGCAGACGCCATGGGCATGGACTTGATATGTCAGGCCAGTTCGGGCGGCAGCAACGATCGTGTTATTAGAACCACCACAGAATGGATCAATCACAATCAAGAACAATTGGCAAATACGTTTGTAATTTTGCAATGGACCACTTGGGAACGAGAAGAATGGTTGCATAATGGCACATGGTATCAAGTAAATGCTAGCGGAATAGACACTGTGCCATCTGAACTACAAGAACGCTACAAAAACTATGTGGTAAATGTAGATTGGCCCAGTAAAACTCTTGATGCACATGATAAAATTTGGGCAATGCATTTGTACCTCAAACAGCTAGGCGTGCGACATTTGTTCTTTAGTGGCCACAGTACATTTAGTGATATCCAGGATCAACTCGACTGGGGCAAATACTACATGTATCCGTATGTTCGGGAAGAATCCTATCATAATTGGCTAATAAACAACGGTGGCACCTATGCCAATGCCAAAAGTTATCATTTTGATGCCAAAAGTCATAGACTTTGGGCTGAACGTGTGCTACAATACATTAAAGATAACCAACTACTAGGCACCAATGAAATACCTGCTAATCGACACGTCTAACATGTTCTTTCGTGCCAGGCATCAAGCACATCGTGCCAGTGACACATGGACCAAGCTGGGTTTTGCCCTGCACCTGACTTTTATGAGTGCCAACAAGGTTGCTCGTGATCTTGGAGCAGACCACGTGGTGTTTGCACTGGAAGGTCGCTCGTGGCGCAAAGACGTGTACAAACCCTACAAGGCCAACCGTGCTGTGGCACGTGGTGCCATGACTGAGACTGAATCCGAAGAAGACAAGATGTTTTGGGAGACTTATGATTTGATGACCCAGTATCTCTCAGCCAAGACCAATTGCAGTGTGATACGCTGTGCCACTGCCGAAGCAGACGATGTGATTGCTCGCTGGATCGCACTGCATCCACAAGACGAACATGTGATTGTGAGTTCAGACTCAGATTTTGTGCAAATGATTGCACCCAATGTCAAACTCTACAACGGCATCAATGAACACTTGTTTGCTGTGGACGGTGTCACAGACAATCGTGGTCGCCGCCTGGCATTCACTGTTGAAAGCAACAGTAAAATCAAAGTAGGCAAGCCTGACCCCAAGTTTGAAATACCTGCAGACTATCAGCATTGGGCATTGTTCATGAAATGTATGCGTGGCGACCCAGGTGACAATGTGTTTTCGGCCTATCCTGGTGTGCGAGTAAAAGGCACCAAGAATCAGGTGGGCTTGACTGAAGCTTTCAAAGACCGTGATCGCCGTGGTTATGCCTGGAACAATCTCATGCTTCAGAGATGGTCTGACCACGAGCAAGCAGAACACCGAGTGCTAGACGACTACGAACGCAACCGTACCTTGATCGATCTCACAGCACAGCCCGATGATGTCAAGGCCGCGGTAGATGCTGCCATTCGCGAACAAGTCAGTCACAAAGATGTGGGCATGGTAGGTGCACACTTTTTGAAATTCTGTGGCAAGTACGATCTTGTCAAACTCAGCGACCATGCAGATGCCATGGGTCGTTGGCTGAACACAACATACCAAGGAGTATTAAAATGATCGAAGCAAAACCAGTTATTCCCGACAGATACTGGATCCTCAAACAGGACAACCGCAAGGTTGGGCAAATCGAAGCAGATGAATCTGGAGTCACTGTAAAGATACAGAACCGTGTGGCCGGCTACAAAACCATCCGGATGGCTGGTCGCGAGGCCAATATTGAATTTACCAAGTTATCCAGTGTCAAGCCAGTCACCAACCAGGTGCATGGGTTTGAAGTCACCGGACGTGTGTACAATCCTGTATGGGATGTGAAACACCGATTGCCGTTGTTCACCCGCGACACCAAAAGCAAAAGCTGGTATGCTGCTGGATGGTACCGAGTCAAACAACATCGTGACTGGAAGACTGTGCAGAATCCCAAGTTGATTGCACTACAACGATATGACTATCAAGGCCCTTTTCACACCAAGGAACAAGCAAATGACAAATCCGTTTAGAGATCAAGAGAAATTTATGCGAGCATGTGATCAGAAAACTGATGCGTATGCAATTTCTCAGTACAAGATGTATCTGAATCTAATTGACGAAGAACATGCTGAACTCAAACAAGCAGTGGCAGACGACGACATGACTGAACAGTTGGACGCCTTGATTGACATCCTGGTGGTCACCATTGGTGCTATACATAGTGCTGGATTCAACGGCGAAGGTGCCTGGAAAGAAGTTATGAACACAAACTTTGCCAAGATTGATCGAGACACCGGCAAGGTGCGCAAGCGTGAAGATGGCAAGGTACTCAAGCCCATGGGCTGGAAAGCACCTGAGCTTACGCCGTTCTTGAAGAAATAATATACAGACTCAACGGAGAAATACCATGCGACTAATCAATGATGAATACGACGATTGCTGGGTCTGGGTCGAAGATCACAATGAAGATCTAGAACTCAGTCCGCATTTTGACTACGAAGAAGACGCAATTCAATGGCGTGATCAAATGCAACAGGAGATCAAATAATGAGTTTACACATCAATCGCTTTGTTGACAGCATCAAAGCACACGAAAGTCGTGGTCAAAAAGACTTTGTCATGAGCATGCGAGACGCCAAGGACTTGCACAGCGACATTACCAAGTTGTTGTTGACGCTGGAACAGTTGCATAACAAAGCACCTGGTGCCCAAAAAGACGAAGTAATTACCGTAGAACTCACTGGTGGTGGTTTTAAAAGTACATAGTTTATGTGATAAATAAATGTATGAGTAGACCCAAACCTCAAGTGTTGATTGAGAACACAAACAAGAAGACTTACAAAACTGAGCAGGTGCTGGCCAGCGAAGGCGTATGGGCAGTGTTTTATGAGTCAAAGCCTATCAATTTAAAAACTTCAAACATGCTGACTCAGTATCCTGGACCCAAGTACAAAAAAGTATCTTTTTCAAATCCAGGACATGCTATCAATCTAGCTCGCAAACTCAACACACAATTCAAAACAGACAAGTTCTCTGTGGTGGTGTTGACACAGGGAACCCAAGTGTTCCCCAATGCTGTCTAAACTAGATTATACCAGGCACATGCTGTCGCTGTTGCCCAGCGATCACGGTTTGAGTTTGGAAATAGCTTTAAAAGATTGGTGGCAAGATATTCGTCCCGACGGCGGCCTACGTTTGAGTTGCGAAGGATATCAAGTGTTCAAACAGCTGGGTATCGAAAGCTACGAATTTGATGTTCCTGTAGGTACACCAGCTAACCCGGGGCAGTTGGTTGCACTGAACAAACACTTGACTCATCCATACTTTATACAACTAGGCAAAAAGCCTCGCTTGGTATTTTTTGATGGTCGAGAAGCCAGTGCGTTTGCACTGTATGGGGACATTGTTAAATTTACCCGGGGCCTAAATAGAGGTTGACCAAAAACCCCAGATCGCTTATACTGTAATTGTAGTAGTTAGTGACCCAAGTGAAAGGAGCTCAAAATGGCAGAAGTCAAACTTTCCACACTGTACAAAGTCACAGTGACAGAATACGACTGTGGTGTGCAACGAGTTGACCCCGACGACATCCGGTATTTTACCACCCTGGAAGAAGCAGAAGCCTACAAATATCGCCAAGATTGTGGCGGCCCAGAATGCTACTGGCGTGCTAGCATTGAAAAAGTTGCATAAAAACAACACTTTTTAACCCCAAAAAGTAGTAATTTTGTAGTAATACTTTTCATGTGCAAAAACGGTTGACCAAAAACGCAAGATCGGTTATAATATACACATGAACACAAAAACACTAGCCCGTAAAAAGCGCACCGATCGTACTCATGTGATCTACATGATTGAGTCTGGCGCTGATTTTTACATTGGTGTTACTGCCAAGACCGAAAGCACTGTGAAGAAATCAGTGATCACTCGTTGCCGCAAGCACTTTTATCGCATGCGTTCTGAAGACAAGAGCTGGATGCTGTACGAGACCATGCGAGCTCGTGGCGTTGGCAAATTCACTGTGCGTGTGATGGCTGTGGTGCGCGGCAAGACCGAAGCCCACAACCTGGAGCGTGGTTTGATCCGCGATATGAAACCCAACCTGAACACAGATGTTCGTGGTGTTGCATAAGGAGTTGAAATGACAAAATTCGTACACATTGTTTATGTCCACCCCGTAGAACTGGGTGAACCTAACTTGACAAAGGTCAAGGAAGAAAAAGAGTTTGAATCACATTTTAATGCACTGACTTGGGTAGACATTCGTAACGGTCGAGCAAAGCAAAAAGGTGAAGAGTTGCAGGCAGTCTACTACGGCTGTGTCAACGATGCTACAGGAGAATTGATATGAGTATACTTAGAGGGGGCAAGACAGGTGCTGAGCCCGGACTCTTGCAGGATGATTCAAGAGCGTTGAGCCGCTGGTTTGCCAGCAGAATAGATGCTCGTTGGACACTCCGTAGGGTCTTGACAGATTTGTAAAACCGTGTTATAATACATTCATTGCAACAAGGAATCATCATGAAACAAATTACCACCATCGTCGGCACAATTATGTTTGGTATTGCGGGTCTACTGCTGCTGAGCTTTTTGCTGAGTTTGCCTGTGTATCTGCTGTGGAACGGTTGCTTGGTTGGCGCTGTTGCGGGAGTTAGTGAAGTGTCCTGGTTGCAGGCCTGGGGGCTGACTGTGTTGTGTGGCTTCTTGTTTAAATCTTCCACACATACCCCAAGCAAATAATCAAAAGGAATCAACATGGCTGGCAAAGCAAAATCAATCTATCTCACAGTCTTGCCCAAGGGCAAGCACCTGAGCGTGTTTAAAAAAGTGTTTTTTGAAGCCAAGAGCTACAATGAATACGTCAGAACAGATGAGTTCAAGGCACAATGGCCTGCTGATCAGTTTGACATTGTAAAAGAAACTTACTGATGTATATTGCCAACCACAACAACACCATACAGCTACCCTGGGAGCCAGGTCTGTTGGAATGGTTGCAGGAGACTTATCCTTACTCCGGGTACAAGATTGTGACAAGGTCTTTGTCACAATGTGTCTGCTGAAAAAACTACTGATAAGTAACACACTATGGAATTTTTACCTGTACTAGAACTCATTGATCGACTGTGCATTGCCCGGATCAAATTTGAAAGAACCAAGGGCGGCAATCAAGCCGAACTGTCTTGGTATGAACAACGTTATCAGCAACTGATTGGCACTCTAACTCAGGGCCAACGAGCTGTGCTGGATCACAACATTGCAGAAATCACTGTGATACACAATCGTATCTGGGATCTGGAATGGCAGTTGAAATCTGGCGTAGAGCACCTGTTGCCCATGGACGAGATTGGCCGGCGAGCCATTGCCATCCGCGACTGGAACAACAAACGCATTACCTACAAGAATTCGATTGCTGCCTTGTTTGACCTGGATCTGAGAGAAATCAAAACTGATCATTTAAGTGACTCTGAACAGTTGTTTAAAACTGTTGACACTAAATAATTTTCCTGTTAGAATATAATTTAGGGACCTTAGCTCATTAGGTTAGAGCAGCAGACTCATAATCTGTTGGTGGAGTGTTCGAATCACTCAGGTCCTACCAAACATCTGGCGTTCGTATAATGGATAATACAGGGGATTTCTACTCCCCTAATAGCAGTTCGATTCTGTTACGCCGGACCAGAATATAAGTAATGGTATGGAGCAAAAATCAAACCTAGTCAAAGGCAAAGACAGTTACGACTCTACATCAACCGGCGGATTGATTCCATTTTTTAATCGCAATGTAACACCTTATCCAACTGAAGCTGGTGGTCCTAAGTTTGATCTGGTGCCTGTCACACAGCAAAAAGATCTAATGATCAATCATGCCAGGATGTATGCACAACAAGAACACGATCGTATCATGGAACTGGTTGCAGTACTAGAAAAACAAGCACAAGCAATCAAGCGTAGACTAGATGTTACAGATGCAGTGCATGCCGCAGTGTACCAATTTCAACCTGTTATGGGACAACAGTATTGGTTGGTGTGGAACCGGCGTCGACAACATACCTTGCTGACACAAAACGGCCCCGACGATTGGTCAAGTAGTGCTCCTGAAGACTATGAATACCAGACACAAGTAAAGTACATGGGTGACCATACATGGTTAGAGATTTTGAGTTAAAGTAAAAATTACAAAGAAACAAAAAGATTATTGCGAGTATGGTGAAATAGGTAGACACAAGAGACTTAAAATCTCTCGCTCGCAAGGGCATGCCGGTTCAATTCCGGCTACTCGTACCACAACAAAAGGAACATTATGAGCACAATTAAAAAACTGCAAGTGGAATTTGCCCCCGGAGCGTTTGACACCTTTGAAGGCACCCAAGAAGAACTAGACCAGCTGATGGCAGAGATTACTGATACATTTAGCAACATGACAACTGAAGATTTTGAGTCCCAGAATATTATGACCTTGGACGAAAACAACTTGACCGAAGCAGAGTGGGATCTATTAGATGCAGAAGATGCATTGTTTCTCAGCCGCGGCCAATATCTACAATGATCAGTTAAAAAAACGTGAAAAATTACTGGCCCGCCTACCAAGACATTGAGCTGGCCAGCACAGCCTTGAAGTGGGGCTACTACATACCCGGACTAATCGGTCAATACAGACCTGACATTGAACTGATTGAAATCAGACTGGATTTTAAAAAAAACACTGATTGTTACGGCAATGTCAAACACCATCATCGGGACGTGGACTACAGTGACTTGTCTGGCCAAATTGAATCGGCGCTTGCGTCAGGCAAAAAAGTTGGACTGTTGGTAGAAGATGAGCATGTGTACTATGAAAAAAATCATCAGTTAACTGCAATAGTGAATCGCTACCAAGACCATGCGGTGTATTGGCTAACACAATACGATTCAAAAAGAATCAAGTTGATATATCAGGATCAGCACGGACTTGAATGCAAAATACTAGAATTGCCTTGGTTGATCTTGAATGAATGCTTGGTGTACAACTACATCAAACGCGTTCGGATACCTACTATAATTTTGTCACGGCGACATTATCAAGATCCCACTAGTAATTTTTTCACCGTGACCGGCAAGTACGAACCTTTTAGGAAGCAACTGCTGGAAGCCCTGGTAGATCATGGTCTAGATCAATACGGACTGCTTACTGTGCCCAAAGATTCGCACGACTGGTATCACTCGGACAAATATCAAATTGGTCAACAGGTGCAGATCGAATCGCATGCCCCGTATGGCACACCGCCCAGGAGAGATCATGACAAAATGGCTGCACAATTTTTTGAGAACAATGTGTGGCTCAGCTGCAATACGCAAAACTTTCTTCACCTGGAAAGAACCTACATAAACTATCCTCTGGCCATCATACCCGAAACTACTATGACCAATTTTTTTGCCACTGAAAAAAGCGTGTGGCCTGCGCTGCTGGGCAAGATGTTTTTGATTCTAGGGCCTGCAGGATGCATGAGCTACATTCAGCGATTCTACGATGTTGACCTGTCACAATTTATGAATCTTGATTTTGATCAAATAGATCCATTGACACATGAACATTTTTCTGAAAAAATAAATTGTATGTTGAGTCAAAATCGAGATTTTGTTGTTAACGCCAAACAGATACATGCACAGTACCGGGATCAATTTCAAGCAGCGCAAAACACCATTGGACCAAACATCTACAAGTTTGTGCTGGCACAATTGGATCTGATTCAATAGACTCAAACCCACTTGACAGCATACGAGAATAAATATATACTGCAAGTTAAGACTGTATGAAGTAGATAGAAAAGGATTCTGGACGCGGGTCCTTTTAAGCGGCATCGAAGTGTCGTCTGACATAAATACACTTATGTATTACTATGTCTATCAAATAACAAACTTGTTGAACGACAAAATCTATGTCGGGAAACATAAATCTGCCAAACACCCTTCTGAAAACGAATATTACGGCTCTGGGAAACAAATAACAGCCGCTATTAAAAAATACGGTATAGAAAACTTCAAGAAAGAAGTCTTATACTACTGCTCGTCATTGGAAGAAATGGCAGACAAAGAAGCAGAAGTGGTCACTGAAGATTTTGTAAAAAGACCCAACACTTACAATATGCACAAAGGTGGTACAGGAGGATGGGATCACTACAACGGTAGCAAAGAACACAGTGCTAATTCACGCAAAGGCGGCGTAAAAGGCGCAAAACGATTGAACGATTTTATAGCAGAGCAAAAGTTCAACGACACAGAGTGGTGGCAAAATTGGCACAGCAAAGTAGTAGAATCCAACAGATCTAAAAATAATAATAGCTGGTTGAACATTTCTGAAGATGAAATGCAAAGAAGAAAAAAACAACAGAGTGAAAATGCGGTAGGCAATAAGAATAGTCAGTATGGCAAGATTTGGATTTCAAATATATTGACAAAAGAAGTAAAACGCATTACAATAAATGATACTATTCCACAAGGATGGGCAAGGGGCAAGAAAGGCCATGCTCCTACCAAACTTTGGGTAAATAATGGTGTTAAGGAGCATTATATCTTACTTGAAAAACAGCAAGAATATGTCCTTAAAGGTTTTAGTAGTGGCAGACTTAAATCAAGTATGTCGCGAACGAGTATGGTAGTTTAACGCTTTGATAGAAAGAAGTTCTGGACCCGGCTAGCATTATGCCGGCAGGTCCACCATAAACATTTTGTAACCATCGAAAGATGAGTCAAATACCATAAGGTTAGAATAAAAACGGCTCTAACTACAAAATGTTTTTGATGGGCTTGAAAAGATTCGACAGGGCAACAAGTATTGACAAGATCTACTCGGCAATGTAGAAGCCGTTAGGGTTGGAGTATTTCGGCCGTAGACACAAAAAAAGTAAAAGCAAACGACTCACAGTTCGCATTGGCTGCTTGAAAAAGCAATCTAGGGTAAGACATACCTCGTAACAGAAACTCAGAACCCGCTTTGGCGGGTTTCTTTTAAATACAAAAACAGAATGAGATAATGAACAAACCAATTATGTTCTTGGGAAGCGGCCAGCAAATTACAGAATTTGCAGAGACTTGCGATCTTAATGGGCAAAGTGTTGCAGGAATCGTCGATAGTGACTACTACGGCAATACCACAGACTATCAGGGCATACCTTATGTTGGTAGAGAAGATGATTTTGATTTTTCTGATGCTGCTGACAAGTATGATTTTTTCATTGGGTCAACGGCAGTTGCTGGAATGCCTCGCACTATACAACGCCGCAGACAATTTGTCGATCTAGTTGATCAATTGAATTTGCCATGTGCAAATATTATTGATCCTCAATGCAGAATCAGTCCCGGGGCCAAGTTAGGCAAAGGAGTATACATTGGATATTCGTCCTGGATTTCTCACCAGGTTGTGATTCACGATCACTGTATAATGCATTCATTGGCAGGATTAGGACACGGTTGTGTGATAGGAAAAAATACTACGTTCCAAAGAGCTAGTACTGCAGGTAGTAACGTGACATTTGGAGAAAATGTTATTGCTTTAATAGGTTCAAGATTTTTAGGATTTCCATCTATGAGCGTAGGAAACAATGCAATTATATATCCCGGAATGGTAGTAATGCGAGATGTTGCCGCCGAAGAAATAGTTAAATTCAGTAGTAGAAAAATTTACTCAGGACTTGCGGAACAAGTCCCAACACAAGAGACTTAGAATCTCTTGCTTGCACCATGAAAGAACATATGATTTCTAGCAGTCCAGATCGTTACACTTTCCAGAAAGACAAGTACATTGAGCGTCGTCTTGAAGAAGGTCGCGATCTTGATGATCCCAATGTACAGGCCGTGATCCAACTCTATGATGATGCACGGGCCCAGGCTGATCAACATGCCCAGGATCCCGAGTGGCAAAAACACAACCTGGAGTTTGATCTGCGTACCGCAGACTGGATGGTTGCCAAGGTTCAAGAAAGCAGAGTGTACGCTCAAAATCTCTATGCTGCCTTGTGCAACAACCAGTTCCAGAAACAAGAAGTATGGCCCATACTGAAAGATCAGGTCTGGTCATGTTCGTGGCGCTATGCTGGCGGCATTGTGGCTGACATGCGTGGCGAGGGTGACTACATTGACTGGTACTGTAGCGGCATCAAGGGCTATGAAGCCAGCCAGGAACAATCTGAGTGGAACATGCTGACTCCAGAGCAGCAGATGGCCCACAAGGAAAGCACAGCGTTTGTGAGCGAAAGCACAGTGACTGATGATGTCCGTGAAGACCTGGCTCGTCTGGGTTGGTCTGTGATTCCAGAATAAAAACTGCCACAAATTTTGCCAAAATAGTTGACTTTTGTCGCAAAGGCATATATACTACACTATGATGATGCAAACTGTACTCACACTCAATCTAATACCAACCAGCCCAGAGCTGGCCTATGAGAGCGATTGTCTTCAGGGTCTTTGCCGGTGTAGTTAACAAAAGTACTGCATTCACAAAGACCCGCTAACTAGGCGGGTTTTTTTATGGCGCTGGTAGACACAAAATCGCACCAGTGCTATAATACACACATAACAGCAGCAAACGATCGAGTAGCTGAGTAGAATTCTTTAAAAATTTACTGATATTTTTTCTTGCTACGGCAAGAAATTATATTGAAACACATTTTCAATCTGAATTGACAGATACAAACAACCAAGGGGATCCGCTGGACTTGAGCCAGGTGCATTCTGAATTGACAGAAATAAGGTTGTAAGGAGAGCCGAGTGTGTTTCAATATAACAAATTTGGAGCATTCGTCTATCGGTTAGGACAGTGGGTTTTCAGTCCACTAAGAGCGGTTCGACTCCGCTATGCTCTACCAAAGTTTTGCACCTGGCGTAATGGAAGCGTTACAGGTTAGTATCGAAAGATATACCCGAGAGGCGATGCGGGGGGTGCAGGGTTCGATTCCCTGCGGTGCAATCAAGTTTAGGACAGTTGGCCGAGTGGTTGAAGGCGACGGACTGTAAATCCGTTCTGTAAAAAGCGCAGTGGTTCAAATCCATTACTGTCCACCAAATTTAGGTGCGTTCATATAACGGTCATTATCCTGGATTGTCTATCCAGAGACGGGAGTTCGACTCTCCCACGCATCGCCAAGTTTTTGCCCCGGTGACGGAATTGGTATACGTGTTGGTCTTAGAAACCAAATTTTAGGAGTTCGAGTCTCCTCTGGGGCACCAAGTTTAAGAGTTCGTCTAGAAACCGGTAAATTGTAGTTTGGTCTACAAGCTCTTGATTAGTTTATGGCGTTATAGGATGTAACGGGGTGCGGTTTGCCTCAACCTTGAATGATCTTCAAGGTTTTCTTGCGTGGGTTCGAATCCCACATGATGCCCCAAGTTATGCAGTTTTTGTCTGGAGTAATATTCCTGGACACGGATAAAAACAGAAATGTTCTGCGCCAAGTTATGCCCTGGACTGTGTTGCGAGTCAGATTTGAAGCTGAACGTAGACAGGTTCAATTCCTGTTAGGGGCGCCAAGTTTTGTTAGAGTGTTAGCAAGAGAAAGTCACGCTGTCTAGGTTTCTTCGAAGAACCAAAGCAGTAGAAGGTGATGGGTTCGACACCCACCCTGCGGGGAACTGCAGGGGTCCATTGAGGCGACTAAACTGGACCGGTATCCCAAGTAACTTACCGACTCCCGCTCGAGCTTGTTAATTCGGGTGAATGGCAGCAATAACGTGGTGCTGCTACTTTAACAAATTCAATATTTTATTTTTATAGTCAAGCATCAATAAAGGTATCGTGACGGGACGCTGTCACTATGCGGGCCTAACTGTGCGAGGAACAGGTCCTGATAAAACTGCTATTCGCTTGTCAGAGGAAGCACCTTTGTTGACAAATTGGCATCTCTTGATGCTTGACTATAAAAATTTTTGCCAGCGAGACTTGGAGTCCGAGGGGTCTTATATGCCCTTTCCGCCAGATTAGCGGCTTTGAGAGAGTTCGATTCTCTCCGCTGGTACCAGTTAAACTGACACAAACAAATTTAGTGTTAAATACTGCCATGACAAACAAATACTGTGCCTTGCCATTTAACCATGTAAATGTTAATCCTCGAGGCGACTATCAAATTTGTTGTAAACATCCTGTCCCTGCTGAACATAGAAAAAATATCAAATTTATTTCTCACTTGGAGTGGCAGAACAATCAATACCTTAAGGAAGTACAAACAAGTTTTGAACAAGGACTAGAACATCCTGGTTGCAACGCATGTTGGAAACTTGAAGATGTAAACGTATCAAGCCTTAGGCAAGTTCAGGCACAAGAATACCAAATTTTAGGGGCGAAACCTTTTCAGCAAAAATTGTTAAGCGTAGAACTTGCTGTAGGGAATCTTTGTAACTTGTCCTGTATCATGTGTGACGAAGAATCAAGCAGTGCTATTCTGTCAGAGAATCGACGATTGAATGTTTCTACAAGTGATCAACAAGATTTCACCTGGCCCGACACTGCGTTTGATCATCTTGAACAGATATTAGCAACTGTTCCTAGAGTGGTCAATTTGCGTGGCGGTGAGCCAATGTACAATAAAAAAATATTGGACATTATAAACAAGTTCTCTGACCAACACCTGAATTTAACAATGTTACATCTTTCAACAAATGCAACACGTTGGTCTCCAGAATGGGAAGCCGCACTAAAAAAGTTTCAACTGGTGAGAATCATGCTGAGTGTTGATGCAGTTGGATCCTTGTTTGAATACATTCGCTATCCAGCTGACTTTTGCCAGGTTGAAGAAAATATCAAAAAAATAGTCAGCAACAGCAATATCAACCCAGTTATACATGCAACAGTACAGAATCTAAATATTCTAAGTATAGGCAAATTGGTGCAATGGGCACATGACATAAACATTCATTTAATGATGGATTTATTGGTCTATCCCAAGCATTTACGAATTACCAACTTGCCAGATCATTTGAAAAAACAAGCAATTGATCATCTAGAACAAACACTTGATCTTGAGCTTGATTTGCATATTCGAAATTCACTAACTCAATACAAGAATGTTTTAAAAAGCGCTCTTGAACGTCCAATGGACCATGGGATGTGGCAATTTTTTGTAGACTGGACTTCTCTTAGAGATCATGCACGAGCAAACTCTCACAAAGAATTTTTAAAATATTGATACAAATTGTATCACCAAGTTAAGCAGATCATGTGGCGGAAAAACTCATTGACTATGGGCCCGACTGCCAGGGACCACGATTAAATCCTGAACCGCTGACGTTGAAAAACACGAGACTGCTAGTCACAGTCAACACATGTTCAGGAAGGAAGGGAGTGCAGTCTTGCATTCCGCACCTTTAAACGCAGGACAGTCACATGATCAGCTTATTCAAATTCAGTTGACAATCATTGTTGTTTGTTGTACATATAAAGGTCGGTTTGATTCCCTCCACTGCAACTAACATATGAATAAATAATTGTGAACACCAACACTTATGCTTAAAAAAATACAGGAATTTTACAAAATTTATGGCTATTACCACTGCAAAATGTGGGCGTGGCACTTGTTGATTATTTTATGCTTAATAGTATTGCCATTTGAATACTTTTTATGGTCCATATTAGTACATCTGATATTGATGCCTATAACGCAAACAATTTCTCATGATTATATCTGTCACGAATATATTCAACCCAGAAACAAAGTAATAGAAATTATTTGCTTAATAGTGTTTTACGGATTAGCAGGAAGAAGTATTGATGGCAAAAGAGCATACCACGTAAGTCATCATAGATTTTGGAAAACACCAGACCTGGACCCTCCACAGCAAAAAATGAAGGAGAGTTCGTTTTGGCAATACGCATTAAATTTTCAAAAGCCAGTATCTTACAATTTGCCGTATGTAAAAAGTAACTTGTTCAAAAACAATTCTTTGGTAAAGAAACTAGATAGTCACAGTGAAAAAATATTTTGGATTTTTCACGGTTTACTTTTTATTATTTTACCCATTGAATGGTTTGCAGTAATTTCCATATATTACATAGGGTTTGGAACAATTATTGGTGGAATACACGATCAAATATTTCATAGATACCACACCGCAACAGACCGATCATGGTATTTGCCAATATTTGGAAATCAGGCGTGGCATATAAAACACCACGAAGAATCTGACAGAATATATTATGGACCAGGATTGATCAAATGGGTAAATCCATCGTTGTATATTCATAAAATATTTTTCAAACCCACTGATCATTGTTTAGTTTAAACAGCAAACTTGCAGAGAAATGCAGGTACATTTTGTGTAAGCATGTAATCTCAGTGTTCCACTATTCTAAAACACATTTTGATGCCTTTAAGGTCATAAGGTTGATCGCTTATGATACGGTGCGTGATGAGTGTGTTTCACAATAGATAAATAAATTATCGCGGGAAGGGTCCGGTCACCGGCAGGGTCTCATAAGCCTTTGCAATCCTTGGTTCAAATCCAAGTCCCGCAACCAAACACAACATTTTTGCTGTGAGTCATAAATAACTTGCAACAAAAATTCAGTGGTTGACAACAATCACTAAATACCTTATAATACAAACATGATGAACAAAAACACTTTCGACCGCATGCATTCCGTACAGACCTTGGCACAGCCCTGGTCACGTGCCTTTGCCTGCGGCAAAAGTATTACAGGGAATCACCGGGTCCGAGAAGGAATCAGTTGCGCCTAACAGCAGTAACTCACAAACTTCAAGGACCCTGGAACTAAAAACTCCAGGGTTTTTCTTTATGTGCAATGAGTAACGAGGACTCAGCCAGCACACTAAACCAGGCAAACGGGCGGACAGGACACATGAACGTGTGGCGATAACACACTAGTAAGACTCCTGGTCGGGGTATCAACCCCGTCATGTCCAGTAGCAATACTGGGCATTCTAAAACGCACTAAGTTGATATGGACTGTGATGTCGCATCTAGTGCGTTTTAGAATGTATGGGCTGTAGGTGTTGTTGGGGGCACACGGGCTTTGCAAGCCTGGAGGAACGGTTCGATCCCGTTACGGTCCACCATATGTTAATGTATCGCTAGCTCAATTGGCAGAGTTCTGGTCTCCAAAACCAGCGGTTCGGGGTTCGAATCCCTGGCGGTACGCCAAGTTTTTTGTTGGGGGTTAGTGTAGCGGTAACACTACAGACTTTGACTCTGTCATCACTGGTTCGATCCCAGTACCCTCTGCCAATATTGCCGTGTAGCTCAGAGGAAGAGCAAACGCTTGATAAGCGTTAGGTCGACATTTCGAAATTGTCCATGGCAACCACATATATGTTGACACTGTTGGTCAACTGCTATATAATAGCAGTGTTAGTTTCAGGAATGGTCCCATAATGGTATTGGAGCGGCTTGCTAAGCCGTCGGTCGGTTAAACGGCTTCTCGGTTCGAGTCCGAGTCATTCCGCCAAGTTTTATTCCTCAGTAGCACAGCGGTAGTTGCGCGACACTGTTAATGTCGATGTCCGTGGTTCGATCCCACGCTGAGGAGCCAAACAAATCCATACTCTCCCTTGAAAAGTTAGGTCCCTGGATTTTTCTTTTTTGCCCTACTAGTACAATGGCAGTACACTGGTTTTGTAATCCTGTGATGGCAGTTCGATTCTGTCGTGGGGCACCACTTTTTATCCCGGTTGTAGTGTAATGGCAACACAGGTCCGTATACAACCAATGAAGGTTCGATTCCTTCCTCCGGGGCCACTCAATGCGTCTTTAGCTCAGTCGGAATAGAGCACTGGTTTACGAAGCCGGGGGCCGGGAGTTCGAGTCTCTCAGGACGCACCAAACACAGTTGACAACATTCTGCGATTGTTGTATAATCAAAACTTAAACGAAAGACTATATGAAGCGAACAGCTAAAATGTAGTGTCGACCCAGATCCCATGTCGGTCTGGAGTTGGCACTGAAAAGACAATTCACGACTGAGTATGGGATCATAGTGAAATGGTTATCACAGCAGACTTTTAATCTGCCAATTCCCGGTTCGAGTCCGGGTGGTCCTACCATATAAAAACACATTATAGCAACGCATGAGCAGGTTGTTAACTTTCGCTGGCTACGTATAGAATCGTAGGTGAGTAAAGGTAGTGTGTTTCTATATGGTAAATGTTATCTGCAGGTAGCATCCATATTGGGGAGTAATTAACCTCAAGAACTCGTTTTGTCTTCTAGTGGTAAGAAAGCCTCGTCAATTTAGAGGCAAACGCAGGTTCGATTCCTGCCAATGAGTTTGCATATAAAAACACACTTCCGACAGCAGGCGGAGGTGACAATGTCCATTCGGGTGAGTGTGTTTCTATATGGTAGTTATAGATAAACACATTGGGATTAAATTCTGATCACCCCAGCGCATAAGAGGTTGCGTACAGTGTGTTTTTCTATGTTATAAATAACCAATGCGTATAAAAGGTCTGTGTGTATGTTAAAAGATAACGAAATATTAAAAATATCATGCACAGAGGATTATTATACTCAACCGGAATTAGCTAAATCTGTTGAAGAGTTGCTGCGGGGAGTACACGAGGTGCCCTACAACGAAAATTACTTTTTTTATACCAAAAATATCATTGAACTCAACGGAATATCTCCGTTGATTGAATGGATAAAAGAATGCTTGCTATCTGTTAAAGATCAATTGAATTGCCCAGACGCTCAAGATGTAAACTTACATTCCCCCTGGACTACAAAGTTATACAAAGGTTCTCGGGTGTTTTGCCACCATCATCACGCATCTGTTAACGGAGTTGCCATATTTTATTATAGTGCACCGGCCAGTGGC